CTAGCTACACAACCTATAACACCTGACTTTAGTAAAGTTCCAGGATTTAGCACATTCTCTCAACAGCCTTTAGCTCAGCAGTATCTAGTACCAGGTGCTATGACTATGGGTGTTCAACCAGAGATTACACCTGAATCTCAGGGACCAAGCCCAGAGTATTGTGCAAACTTAGGTATGTCCTACGATGCAGAAACAAAGACTTGTGTACCTAAAGCTCCTGCCCCAGCCTTTGAAGCACCTAGAGTGGCAAGTGATGATGGTGGACCTAAACCTCCAGCAGTAGAGCCTAAAGATTGGTATGACGATATTGACTGGAATGACCCAACAGATAAGATTGACTCTTTGACAGGTGATCCTAGTCAAATGCTGAAAGGTGCCTCCGCAATAGCTAGCGCAGCCTTTGACCCCTTAGGCGCAGTTGCTGGTCCAATCATGGAAGTCTCTAATTTAGCTAACGCTCACGCTATGGCGAACATCTACCAAGCAATGGGTAACACTAAACTAGCTGACCAAATTAGAGGTAAGATTAGCACTCGTTTAGAAAGTAACAATATTACTAAAGGTGCTTATAACGCTATTGATTCAGTCTTTGGTGCTGATGGGGATAGAAAGACTATGCAGTTCCTAGAGGCTGCAGGTGTTGACCTTTCATCCCTTGACGGTAAAAGAGGCAAAGATTTAACCGCTGCTATGGATAACCTCTTGGCTAACATGGGTACAGAGGATAAACGTAAGGTTCAAATCTATGCTAAATATCAAACACCTGAGCCAATCCTAAAAGCTGAAACTAAAAAACAGGCTGCAGCAGCTGTGGATGACTACGCAGCCTTAGTTAACCAACCAGTTGCTACAAGCAGTGATAGCGGCAGTAATGAATATAATAAACCTATTGTTACTCAAAAGAGTATACAGGAGACTAAAGATATTTTGGCTAAATCTGAAGACAAAGAAGACACAACTGAAAATCTGCAAAGAACTACTTCTAAGATTGAAGATCTTACATCTGGTAGAAATACCTCAGGACAGGTTGGCTTTAACAAAGGCGGCTTGATGCTAAAGAAGAAGAAATAAACTACTTATATAACTATAAGGCTACCCAGCAATAGTGCTGGCCCCAACATAAGGAAAACAATATGTCTGAACTAAGAGCAGTAGAAGCCCCAAAGGTTGCAGGTTTCGTTGATCGTGGCTATAACCATGACCGTAAGCGTAAGCGTATGGAAGAAGAAGAAAAGGAGATCGCTCGACTAGAAGCGATGGCACGAGGTGAAGAAGTCGAAGAAGAAGAATCCAGTAGCGAAAGCACTGAGACAGCCGCAGTACAGGCTCAGGGTTCTTCCCAACAAGAAGAAGCCAACACTCAAGCTGAAGCACAAGAAGACGACTCTAACCTAAACGCTGAAGAAAAGTCCTTCAAGAAACGCTACGGTGATCTGCGCAGACATGTGCAACAAAAAGAGAAAGAGTGGGAAGAAAAGTTTGAAGCCTTGGAGGCTCGCATGAAAGGCGAGAAAGGTATCAAGCTTCCCACCTCAGACGAGGACATCGAGTCTTGGGCTAACAAGTATCCTGATGTAGCTGGTATCGTAGAGACTATTGCTGCTAAGAAAGCACGAGAGATGTTCTCTAAGGCTGAGAGGAGACTACAAGAATTAGATGATGCTAAGTATGAAGCAGAGAGAGCTAAGGCAGAGAACGCCATTAGAAGTGCTCACTCAGACTTCGATGACCTAAGAGCATCTGATGAGTTTCATGACTGGGCAGATTCACAACCTAAGTGGGTACGTGATGCTCTATATGAGAATGCAGATGATGCAGCCTCAGTCATTCGAGTGATTGACCTTTACAAGGTTGATAACGGCTTAACCACAAGAGATAAGAAGAATGCTCGTAAAGCAGCAGCTTCATCTGTTGGTAAAGGTTCTAAGTCAAAAGTAGATGTTGAAAGCACCAACGGACAAATTAGGGAGTCTGACGTTGCTAAGATGTCTAACAAAGAATTTGAAGAAAACGAAAAGGCCATTAACCAAGCTATTCGCTCAGGCAAATTCGTTTATGATCTATCAGGTTCTTCACGTTAAACTGTTGACAATAAAGAGTCAAACAGTATAACTATAGGTAATCGTATAGAGCCTCCGTATGGACTACCTCTTGATTACTTCCCTAAACTAAGACTAGACAAAACCCAAGAACTACCTGTTCAAGTATAGGCCCGTTGACTATCTGGTAGGCCAACTAGATACAAGACGCACCCTAGAAAACGATCAGCCTCTTCGATTTGTTTTAGCTTATTTGAGTTGAGGTGTACACCTTTAACTCGTGTATACCCTTTAAATCAAAAGCCAAACATCAAGGAGATTTACAATGGCCTTTGGATCAGTCTCAGGTTACACCAACCTGCCTAATGGAAACTTTTCTAGTGTAATTTACTCTAAAAAAGTCCAACTAGCTTTTAGAAAAGCTACAGTCGTTGGCGACATCACTAACTCAGAATATTTTGGTGAGATCGCTAACCAAGGGGATACAGTGCGTATCCTTAAAGAACCTGAAATTTCAGTGTCAGCCTACCTACGTGGCCAGGACATCACAACGCAAGACCTTGCGGATGCTGATTTCCAGCTAGTCGTAGACAAAGCGAACTACTTCGCCTTCAAGGTAGATGATATCGAAGAGGCGCACAGCCACGTAAATTTCATGGACCTTGCGACCAACCGTGCAGCTTACCGTCTTGCTGACCAGCACGACCAAGAAGTTCTAGGTTACCTAGCTGGTTACAAGCAGTCTGCTTTGCATGACAATGCTGACGCTGTTAATGACCAAGTCAACGGTACTAAAGCAAATACAACTGCTGGTAACGATGAATTGCTTGCGGCTAACAAGCTAAACAAGGGTGACTTTGGTAACATCACTACATCAGGTGCTGATGACCACTCAATCCCTGTTGCTGCACGTCTACCAGGTGCAACAGACCTACCAACAGCATACGTATCACCAACAATGATCGTTGCTCGTATGGGTCGTCTATTGGACCAACAGAACGTAGACAAGTCTGGAAGATGGCTTGTAATCGACCCTGTCATGATGGAAATCTTGATGGACGAAGATTCACGCTTCCTAAACGCTGACTACGGTGACGCAGGTTCGTTGCGCAACGGTCTAGTTATTCCTAACTGGAATGGCTTCCGTGTGTATGTCTCAAACAATCTACCATCAGTAGGTACTGGCCCAGGCACCACAGGTACTGCGAACCAGAACACTAACTACGGTGCGATTGTTGCTGGTCATGATTCTGCAGTTGCAACTGCTGAGCAGATCAACAAGACTGAAACATACCGTGACCCAGACTCATTCGCTGATATCGTGCGTGGTATGCACCTATATGGTCGCAAAATCCTACGCCCAGAAGCGTTGGTCACAGCTAAGTACAACTTGGCATAGTAACTTAAAGGAGAGGGCTGGGAAACTGGCCCTCTTACTCTCATGACATTACTCTCATCATCCTATAAACGAACACTCATTGACACACACAAAGCTACAGAAAATGCTTGGGGTGGGGGTCACAGTGTAGATAAACTTCCTAAGTACGAAAGCGAGATGTCTAAGCTAGGTGTTAAATCTATTTTAGATTATGGCTGTGCTAACGGGAAGTTTAAAGTTTTTATGGATAAGAAAAAACCTCATTACATTGTGTACGAGTATGACCCAGGTATTAGAGGTAAAGACAAGAAACCTAGTCCCTGTGATTATGTAGTTTGTTGTGACGTTATGGAGCACGTTGAGGAAGACTATTTAGAAGCTGTAATGAAACATTTAAAGTTCTTGATTTTAAAAGGCGGTTTCTTTAACATATCTACTAAGTCAGCTATAACAATTTTAACGGATGGTACTAACGCCCATAAGATTGTAAAAGATGGTGAATGGTGGGTAGATATCTTTAAGAAATACTTTGATGTTTATGACGTGGAGATAAACAGAATTGAAACAAGTTTTAAAGTGCTCCCAAAAGTATCCTCTTAAAACAGTTATTCTTCCTCTTGATGATATTAATTCAGTTAATGACGACATCCAAGACAGAGCCTTTAACGAAACTCTACAGAAGTCTTTACAGTCTAAAGGTATGCTAAACCCTATCCTTGTTTGCACAGATAAAGACTTCAAACAAACAGACATAGCTAGGTTCGAGAGAAGAAAAGTCCCTGAGGACATAAAGGAAAAGTATAGGTGCTTAATTGGCAACAATAGGTACAAGTATGCTTTAGATAATGGTTACACCCATATCGAGTGTTTTCTTGTTAAAACATTTGAAGATGTTAAGAAAGCGCATTTAAAAACGCAGATATCGCCACGTAAAATGTAAAAGGAATTAATCATGGGTATTACAACGGCAATGTGCAACAGCTTCAAGAAAGAGATACTTGAAGGTGTCCACAACCTAGAAACAGATACGTTACGTGTTGCTCTTATTAAAGATGAGCCAGCAGGTACGTATGACGCTTCTACAACTAACTATTCAGACTTGGGTGCAGATGAAGCATCTGGTACTAACTACACAGCTGACTCCGCTAATAATAACTTAGATATGACAGGAACTAATGTCTATTTAGACACTGTCGCTGGGGTAGCTTATGTTGACTTTCCTGACTTAGTCTTTTCTAACTTAACTATCTCAGCAGATGGTGCTATGATCTATAATGTTTCCCAATCAGATAAAGCTATTGCAGTATTTAACTTTGGCGATACAGTAACTTCAACAGCGGGTGACTTCACTGTAGTCTTCCCATCAGATAATTCTTCAAACGCAGTTATTCGTATCAGCTAATACTAAGGTTTTAAACAATGGCGTTTATCATAAAAGATCGTATCAAAGAAGGTACAACTACGACAGGGACAGGGGACATTACTCTTGGGGGTGCAGCAGCTACCTTCAATACATTCCAGTCGTACATGACAGACGGAGATACGACTTTTTATGCCATTGTTCACACTACTTCTGGTGTTGACGAATGGGAAGTAGGGCTAGGTACGTGGAACACAGGTAACACCCTGACACGTACAACTATTCTTTCTGGCTCTAACGGTACATCAGCCGTTGACTTCTCTTCTGGTACTAAAGACATCTTTATGACTTACCCCTCATCTAAGGCTGTGTTCTTAGATGCTAACGGTGATATTGATATTAATGGTGGTACTATTGATGGTACTACTATTGGTGCTACTACAGCAAACACAGGTAAGTTTACTACCCTTCAAGCCACAGGTAATGTAGACTTTGATGGCTACATCGACATGGCAGCGATTGACCACCCTACCCATGCTGAAGGTCGTGTGTACTATGACGTTAGTCACAAGACACTCTCGTATCAGAGTGATATAACAGATGTTGAGCATGAGCTAGGCATTGAAGAACATGTACGTGTGTATAATAACACAGGCTCTACTATTGCAAAAGGTAAGCCTGTCTATTGGTCAGGTAACCAGAATGACGTTCCTACTATTGCATTAGGTAATGCTGCGGAGGAGTCTAAGTATAATGTACAAGGTCTTACTGCAGGTGACATAGCCGCTAACAGCTATGGTTACGTTATCGTATCTGGTCTTGTGGATGGTATTGACACAAGTAGTCTTACGGCAGGACAGAATGTCTTTATGGGTTTGACAGATGGTGCTTTACAAAATGCATCACCTACTTACCCCAACTATCCAATGTGTATTGGCTGGGTTGTAAAGTCAGATGCTACAGATGGTATTATCTTAGTTAATCAGCAGAACCACTCAGTTAACTCTTTCCGTGTACGTACCTCTGCTCACATTGGTGATGACCTTATTGTTGGCGGCGACTTAACTGTACTAGGTTCTCAGACTATTGCTTCATCAGAAAACGTTTCTATTGCTAACGCTTGGAACTACTTTAACTCTGGTGACACTATTGGCGCTCTTAACACTAACTTTAGCGGCTCAGGCTTAAACGATGCCAGCTTTACAGGTCACTTCACAGGTCCAGTCTCTACAACTTACTATGTTCGTATTGATGGTGTGGGCACAGGCACTGGTGGTGTAGACACATTTGAAGTATCTCGTGATAACTTTGCTACTACTGACTTCACAGGTGAAGATATTACAGGTGATGATCAGCTTATTCACTCCTTAGATAATATTGCAATTAAGTTTGAGGCTACTACAGGCCACACCTCTGGTGACACATGGACAGGTACAGCAGCACCATTGGCTGTAGATACAGGTTTTGCTACTAACCGTAACACAGGTGCATCAGGTGTAGGTTATACCCACATGGGTATCTACTACGATGTCTCTACTGACAAGTGGACAGTCTTTGATGAGTATGACCCAGAGCCTGACGGAACCATTGATACATCTCATGCATCTTTCAGCTATGGTACACTTAAAGCGGGTGCGTTTGAGGGTAACCTATCAGGAAACGTAACTGGTAACCTTACAGGCACAGCAACGTCTGCAAATGCATTAGCAACAGCACGAACAGTAGGTGGAGTATCCTTCGATGGTACTGCTAACATTGACTTACCTGGGGTTAACACAACAGGTAACCAAGACACAACTGGCAATGCTGCGACAGCCACAGCACTAGAGACAGCACGTACTATTCAACTTACGGGTGACGTAACAGGTAGTGCTACCTTTGATGGTTCTGCCAACATCAACATTACAGCTACTGTAGGTGACGACTCTCACGCACACGTTATCTCTAACGTAGATGGACTACAGGCGGCACTAGATGGTAAAACACCTACTACTCGTACTATTACTGCAGGTAATGGTCTTACTGGTGGTGGAGACCTATCAGCTAATAGAACGTTTAACGTAGGGGCTGGTACAGGTGTTACAGTTAACGCTGACACTGTTGCTATTGGTCAAGATGTAGGTACTACAGCTAACGTTACATTCAACCAAGTCACAGCAGATAATCTGCGCATAGGCGACTGGACAGGAGGGGATACCTACGCCGCTGTATCTCACAGTAGTCAGACTGGTAATGAGTACATGATTATCAACAATGATGGTCATACATACATCTCTGCATCAACAGGGTCAGATGTCCATATCCGTGGTGGTGATAATACTAGCACCTATCAGATTGTAGTATACCCTGACGCATATGCTACTTCTGCTGGTTCTACAATCATTACAGAAGCAGGTAGTGGTCTAAGCAAATCTGGCCGTGCTCTATCTCACGCTGATACATCTAGCCAAGCATCTGTGGACAACTCTAATGGCACAGTCATTCAAGATATTACTCTTGATACGTATGGGCATATCACAGGTATCAACTCAGTTAACTTAGACGGTCGTTACT